CACGGCGATCCCCAAAGGCACGACCATCGACGGCCTCTTCACGGCCATCAAACTGCACGCCGGGTCGGTCATCGCTTACAAGAAGTAGTCCCATGTTTGCGCAGCATCATCTCTCGACTGTGGAACGCGGTGCCCTGGGGACGTTTGCCAGCATCGGCTCTGCCGCCGTCAGCCTGGTGTCGCAACTGGAAGTCTACCTCCGCGTGGCCGGTCTGCTCGTCGGTCTGGCCGTCGGCGTCGTCACCCTAATTTCGGTCCTTCACGACCTACGGAAGAAACAGAAAGAGAAATAACTATGAGAAACTGGAAAACCTCGCTCCTCGGAGCACTCACTATCATCGCCTCACTCAGCACCGCCGGCCGCGAGTTCCTCGCCAATGGCAGCATTCCTGACATCGGGCTGGTCGGCGCAAGCCTTCTCGCCGGCTGGGGCTTGATCGTTGCCAAGGACAACAACGCCCGCCTCTGACTCCATGAGCGTCCGCGCCACCAAAGTCGTTGCGTCTGCGATCCTCGCGCTCATCTGGGCTGTCGGTGCGGCTGGATGCGTGACGGTCGGCTATGACTTCATTAACCAACGCGCCACCGTCAGCTTCGACGCCAAGACGATCAAAGAGCCCAGCAAGTGATCCCGAAGAACCGTCCGCAGCAGAAACGGCAAGACACCGAGCGGCAACTAAAGTCCGCCGGTGTCAGCGATCCGGTCTGCCTGGTCGGCATTCGCGGCTACTTCCGAGACACGATGGGAGCCAAGGGCAAGAACGACCGGGGAATCTATGACGACGCCATCATCCTCGTTTCGCCAAATGTCCACGCAGCCTTCAATGCCAATGTCGATCCGAGTCGCTACGGCAAAAACCCCAAGGTCGGCAAAGGCTACGCCAGCCTCAAGCCGGGAGTCTGGCGCTACCGCATGGGCAAGCACGGCATCCGCAGCGGCAATCCTTACAAGGCTCTTGTCCAGGCTGCTCCGGTCACGGTCTCCCGCGACGGCGGCAACGACGAGACCGGATGGTTCGGCATCAACATCCATCGCGGCGGCCTCACCCGCACCAATAGCGAAGGCTGCCAAACCCTGCCGCCCGCCCAATGGCCGGCGTTCATTGCCTTGGTGGATTCGGAACTCAAAAGGAACAACGCCAAGACCGTCTCCTACGTTTTAACACATCCAAGAAAAGACATCGCTTAATATGGCCAAAACAATTCCCCAACTAACCGACGCAACAACCGTCAACGCCGCCGACGAGCTGATTGTGCAGCAAAGCGGCGTGACCAAGCGGGCCACGGCGAGCGAGCTGGCCAAGGGGCTCAATGCCATCAACGGCATGGTCAACATCAAGGATTTCGGGGCAGTTGGCGACGGCGTGGCGGACGACCTTGCCGCATTTACCGCCGCCAACAATAGCGGCGGGCTTGTTTATATTCCGAAGCCGTCTGTCGCCTACAATGTCTCGGCTCCGATCAAAATGGACAAGTGCGCCTGCCTGCTTGATCCGAGTGCAAGCTGGGCCGCCCTCACGGACAGCGGCAACATCAATTATTTGCGCGGCAAAAATATGGGCAACACATCGCCTGTTGTTGAGGACGCAAATTTTTGGCGCTTTGTAGACCGTGTGCTGATCGGTGGGATGGCCAACAAATGGACCGGCGGCGCCACGAACAGCGGATCGGCGTGGCTTGCCGACACCACGAATTACCCCGGCTACCTTGGCGTCAACGGCAAGCTCGTTGTTTCGACATCGCCGCACCCGCAGCAAAGTGCATACGGCGACAACCCCTTTGGAATCGTAACGGGAGTGCGGACAAGTGATGCGCTTCAAAAGGCAATCGCCTTGGGCTGTGTCGCCATCAATGACACCACCACACCGGGCAACATCAATGGAGCTTGGGGCGGAATATACGAGGTCCGCAGCACGAACCCGCACTGGACGACTTGGGGCATGGAGGTCAATGTGGGCAACTCGACCAGCCCAAACGTATCGCCTGCCCTTACTCCCAATGGAACGGTCCCCGGCGGAATTACAATCGGCATACAATTAGGCGGCGGCGGTGATCCGTCATTTGGTCCGGCTGTCACCGGGCCTTCGACCGCTGGCATTGTTTTTACAGCTTCGGGCGCCACCGATGGCTGGAAGACCGGCATTTGCTTCAGACGTGATTCCATAAACGGAACAACTGATGTGGGCGTTGCCGAGCCAGAGGCCATCGCCATGGCGGCTAGACATACAATTCGGTGGTATGAGGGCTCAACCAACACCGCCACCGGCTCCGTGCAATGCACCAACACCACCGCCGGGACCAAAGTGCGTATCGGTATTGTGAGCAATGCGGTGGCCTTCGACAACAACGCGAACAAGCCATTTTTCTACGCGGCATCACAATCGGCAAGCAGCGTGAACCGCATACAAGTCACCGGAACGGACACCGGAACTTCGCCGATCCTGCAATCCGCCGGAGACGACACGAATCTTGACCTGCGCCTGTCTGCAAAGGGCACCGGAGTTTTGACCTTCGGAACGCACACCGCAACAAGCGATACGGCAATCAGCGGGTTCATCACCATAAAAGACAGCTCTGGCAACTCGCGCAAGCTGGCTGTGATTACTTAATTTATGAGCACGTTCACCATCAATCTGACCGAAGATCATCTCAGGGTCATCAACATTGCCCTCATGGGCGCTCCCTACGGCTCGGCCGCTCCGGTGGTGGCGCACATCAACGCGGAGATATCGCGTATCTACGACGAGCGATACGACAAGCAACGCGAAAACAAGGAGGAGAAATGAACTGGACGATCTCGCAAATCAAAATGAGCGACACCGAAGTAGTGGCATCGTTCAGCGTCACGGATGGCGCGAGCGCGGTGTCGAGCGACACGCGCATCGGGGCCGATTCAATCGACGGCATGACCGAGCAGCAGTGTGTGGCCTTGGTCAAAGAGGCGCTTGGTGATCAGGTCGCCGTGTATGAGGCCATGGTGTCGGCGGAAACCAACAAGGCAGAGCCAGAGGCCGTTCCCCTGCCATGGGCTAATTGATGGCGCTGGAAAGTCCAACCGCCCGTGATGGCGATGCAGGATTCCTCGGGTTCGCTTCCCGATTGAATCCGGTATCTTTGCCTGCCGGCGTCCTCCAACTCTCGGAGAACATGCGGCTGGACCGCGGCACAGCCAAGACGCGCAAGGGCGTGCGGCGCATGGCCGACGAGATTCTTCTCGGAACCTCGCCACTTACCATTCCGTTTTCGCTGACTTCGCCGGGACCGGAGGTGCGCGACAGCTACGAGGGCGGCATATTCGCCGGTGCCAGCTACCGCAGCCCCGATCAGCGCAATGGCGAGGAATACATCGTGCTGGCCGGCGCCTCGGCTGCCTATGTCTTTGAAGATCCTGCCCAAGCCTACCTGCGCGATGCGGCGGGCAATATCATTCTGGACAACAATGGCGACCCGATTGTGTCGGTGAACACATCGACAACGATCAACTATCCCGCCGGCGAAAGCATCGACGCAACAGACACAGTTTCCATGGTGCAGGCGTTCGACCGCCTGTATCTTCTGCGCGAGGCCGACGAAGCGGTGCAAGGATGGGAGCGCAAGGCCCTGACCACCGGCGGCATTGCGGTGTCTGGAACTGTGGCCACGGTTCACCGGACGGCGCATGGCTATCTGGCTGGCCAGAGGGTCCGTATCGAGGGGTCGAGCGTGGCGGCGTTTGCAGGACACGAATACGACATCGTCACGGCGACGACCAACAGCTTCACCATCACGGTGCCGACCGGCACGGCGAGCGACACTTCGCTCAATGGTCGCCGCGTGCGCCGCGTGAAGGCGCCGCTGTATTGGACGGGCGACACGTCCGCCGGATTTGTCAAATCAACGGCCGGTATTCCTGTCGGGCTCAACGCTTCTTACAAGACAATGCGGTCGGTCGGATTTGCAGCTTATGTGCAGAACCGCCTCTGGATACCGGACGGCAAGGACACCATCGCCGTGTCCGATTACCTGGACGCCAACACCTACGATCCTTTCTGGCAGTCGTTCCGCGCCAATCAGGGCAGCAATGACTATCTGGTTGCCGTGCATCCGTGGCGTGAGGGCGAGGTGCTGATATTTATGCGGCACTCGATCTGGTTGGCCCAGGTCAACCAGTTCCCGAGCAGTGACGGAAGCACCTTCGCTATCGACGCGCCGATCACCAATCTGGTCCTGCTGACTCAGGAGGTCGGGTGCGCGGCCCGCAAGTCGATCCAGACGGCGGGCAACTTTGTCTATTTCTTGAGCGACAGTGGCGTCCATCGCCTCGACACGGCGCTCGATCTGAAGCTGCAGGGAAATACGCTGCCTCTCTCGGACCCGATTGCCAATCTGTTCGACGACGTGAACGGCGAGCTGGTTCACAATGCGTGCAGTCTTTACTTCAACAACCGCTACTACATATCGCTGCCGATCAACAACGCCTTCGGAAGCGGGCAGCCGGCGGACGGCAACAATGCGGTGCTCATTTTCTCGCAGCTCAACGGGCAATGGGAGAGCAAGGACTACTACGGTGCCACGGTCGATGACCTGATCGTGTCGGCCTACGATGCCAAGCGGCGCATCTATGCGGTCAACCGCACGGGTAAGCTGTTTCTGCTGGAGGACAAGGAAGCTGGCGATGACCCGCCGAGCACGGTGGGCAGCCCGGCGCCGGTGCAGGGACGCCTTGTGACGCGCCGCTACGGCATGGGCACAATGCACACCAAGCGGTTCACGCGGGTGCTGTCGGACGTGGTGTTGCCGGATACGGCGGCGATCACGGTGAAGGCGCGGACCTTGAACCCAGACACCGAGATGACTCTGGTGCCGGGGCAGGACAACACCAGCGGCATTGCCGAAGACTATACACTAAAGCAGCCGATCCGAGCGCGGGCGCACTATTGCGAAATCGAATTTTTAACCACGGCCAACCGGCCGGAAATCAGAACCGTGAGCGTCGAGGCAACGATGGCCGGACTACCGCAAACCGAAACCAGACACGCAGCTTAATACTATGGCAACCGTAAACGCAGGATATAATTGGGTCAGTGGCGAAGTCGTCACCCCCGCCAAGATGAACTCGGCCGCCGTGCCGACGATCAGCAACATCGTCAATGCCGATGTCTCGGCCACGGCCGCCATCGCCGGAACAAAGGTAGCGCCAAACTTCGGCTCGCAGAATGTGCTGACCACGGGAACGGTCGGCGGATCGCAGGTCAACGTGAATGCGGCGACGACGGAGACGGCCGGCGTCGAGGTCGGTCTCGGACGCAGCGGCAACGGCACCAGCTACATCGACCTGATCGGCGACTCAACGTATAGCGGCTACGGGCTGCGCATTATCCGCGAGAACACCGGAGCCAACGCGGTGAGCGAAATCAAGCATCGCGGCACAGGCGACTTGGTCTTGGAGACGCAGGATGCCGGCGCCGTCAGCATTAAAACCAGCGGGACGGAGCGGATGCGGGTGGCACAGGGAGGGCTAGTGAGCATCGGCGGCGCGTCCAACGCAAGCGCGCTGCTCACGCTTAACAGCACCAATCGCGGCTTCCTGCCGCCCGTGCTGACGACAACGCAGCGCAATAACATCAGCAGCCCCGCCGAGGGACTGATGATCTACAACAGCACAACCAAGAAACTTAATTTCTACAACGGCACCTCTTGGGACGCCGTGACCAGCAGCTAAAGGAGAAACATCATGGCAACAGCAACAACCACAGTGCCGCCCAAGAAAAGGCCGGCAAACTGGAAGCCGGCATACTTGCGGCATGACCAGATCGCATATCTTCCAGCCAATACTCCGCGCCCGGCAGGCTCCGAGTTCCTCGGCCCAAAGCCGCTGGCGTTGCCCAGCATCGACCCGTCGTTTGTCGCTGATGCCGCAGCCAAGAGTGGCGCGAACTTTACCAACGCGCAGTTTGGTGCGCTCGACCCCGCGTTCAAGCAACTCAGCGACCAGCAATACGGCTCGATCCAGCGGATCGCCGGCGGGCTGAATAACCAATACACGAAGGATGCGCGTGGGCAGATCAATCAGTCGTTTGCTGGCGCCGGCCGCATGGGGGCTACGGGTAATCAGTTAATTAGAACAGGGACGCAGGCCGGCCGCCAGATCCGCGGATTGGCGCCAGAGGCGGTGGATATCAGTGATCGCTTCATGGACCAGATCGGCGGATTGAGCAGAACACTCGGACGCGAGGCTCGTCGCGGATTTGCTCGCAGCGGCCCCACATCTATTGAGCGGGAACTTTATCGCCAAGGTCAAGAGGAGTTGGCTCTCGGACGGTCACTGTCGCCGGAACAAGTGCGCGAGGCGACTCAGGCGGCGCGACAAGGATTGGCTGCGAGGGGGCTGGCCACGGGAACGGCCGCCTTGGGCGCCGAACTTCTCAACCGCGACCGCTACGCCACACAGCGACAGGAGCAGCGCCGTTCCTTTGCGGCGGACGCCAACAACCTGCGCGAGAGAAACGTGATGGATCGCCGTGAAAGCGCCGGGGGCTTGGCCGAAGCCGGTGGCAGAGTCATGGACGCTGCCGGTCGCATGGGGCTGTCCGGTCGTCAAATCGGCGGCAACCTTTACGGCACGGGCGCCGACACCGCGATGCGCGGTATGTCGCTCGCCGGATCACTGATGGGTGACGCCGGACGCCTGCGCCAAACCGGCGCCGGCATGCTCGGCGAGTTGGACCCGATGCAGCGTGCGCTCCAAGCCGGCCTGTCGCTTGGACAGACCTCGCAGGGCATGGGCCTTGAAACCATCGGCCAAGGCTTCGGCAACATGCTCGACCTCAGCGCAAACACGGCATCGTTCAACGTCAATCGCGGCGATAGTTTCTTAAATTCATGGATGAATAACGCGACGGCAATCAGGACAGGACAGGAGGCGGCCGCCGCGCAGACCAATGCGGCGAACATCATGGGCAATGCACAGCGGGCTGCGAGCCGGCCGACAACCTTAGACTATATCAAAGCCTTCAATCCTTTTGACTGAGGATAATAGCAGAAAGACCAATATATGTTTCAATACAACCCAACAGTGAATGACATTTCTGGCCAAATTTACGGTCAGGGATTGGAGCGGGCGGCCGGCTACAATGCCGACGCGATACGAGCACAGGCCGAGGCCGACGCAATCCGCAGCAGAAGGCAATTTGAAAACATCTCCGATCTTGCTGGCTCGGTGAAAAACGCCGCGAAGACGGTTGCGGCCTTTATGGTCGGCGGGCCCGCCGGTGCGGCGATGGCCTCGGGTGGTGGTGGCGCGGGTGGGGATGATGGGCTCTTGGGCTCGATCATCAGCTCGTTTGCCAACAAGAAAGCGCTCGATGCGAAGGACAAGGCTTACACCAGCTTCTTCAGCAAGCACGGCAAGGACCTGGGCTTCGACCCGGGCTACCTCGACGAGCTGCGTTCCATGTCCCGCGACGACCGGCTCATGGCCTTTGACCTCATGACCAGCCAGCCAGGCCAACGCCTCGGCAGCATGGCCTACATGAACCAACAAGCCAACCTCTTCAGCGGCGGCCGCGGGACCGGCGGCGGGGGTGGCGGGGCTTCGGCGCCGGCGGCGACGGGTGGACCGAGCTTTACTTTCTAACGACCATGGCTGAACCACGCATCATGTCGGCCCGGGAGTATGGGCTGTCGATCGGCTACGAGCCGGGGCAGACGATCACGGGCCCGGAGTTGGCGGCGTTCCAACGCCAATACGAGGAGTATCGCAAGCAGGCGGTGGCCGGCTGGGAGATGTCGAAGGACAATGAGGGCAACCTGGTGCGGGTGAATCCGCACACGGGGCTGGTCATGACGATGACGAATCAAGCGGGCCAGCCGGTGAAGGCGGCCGACGCCAATCCGTTTGCCGGTTACATGGGACCGGGCGGCGGCGCTGGTGGCGTGGCGGGTGCGGCGGTGGATACGAATTCGATGGCGTTCCAGGGGGTGCAGCCGACGGTGGTGCCGGCGGCCGCGCCGCAGGGGAATGCGGTCGCGCCGGTGAATGTGAACCCGGCGATGCCAACAGCAGCTCCGGCCGCAGCTCCGCAGGCGGCGGCACCGATGTTCCGTTCGGAGGATGAGGTGATCGCAGCGGCGCGTTCGAGGATGATCTCGAAGGAGCAAGCCCAGGCCATTTTGGTGAATCAATTCGGACTCGATCCGTGAGTAGCCGCAGCGCCAGCGCACTTCTC